CAGTATTTATCCCCCCCGTTAGGCTGTTGTCATTAGTATAGGTCAGTGAGCCTTGTAAATCGGCATGACTAATACTAACTGCATGACTGTGTGCCACTAGTTCCTCGGTAGTGAGTTGATGTTTAGCCTCGCCGCCTTTGTCGCCGAGTGTATAAGTATACGTATCACTGCCCTCGGTGTACGTGCCAGCCGATACCAGTACACGCCCTGCATCCATCTTGACCCATGTCGTACCAGCCCATAAGGTATTAGGGTCGTCATTCGTGGTGGTTTCCCAGATACTGCCTACGGGGTGGACAATGTCGATGACTTCCTTGATAGACCGTTGCTGTACCTTCTTCCACGTGCCGTCTGCCGAAAGGTAATAGTCTGTCTGCGTTCCTTTCGCCGGGGCTGGTACAAGGCCAGCCGCACCGGCGGCGGTCGAGGTGGCCCCTTTGAAATTCGTGATGCTCTTCACGCCGGTAGTGACGGCATTATCGACGTAGGATTTAGACGGCACTAACTCCCACGTTACGGGGTTTGTAGACGTCAATTTATAGATATTGTTATTATCGTCGGTACGCATACACTGCATCCCGACAATAAGTTTCGTCGTCGGGAACGCCGTGCCGGAGAACGTACTGGCTACGGACTGGATGTTCTTGTCCGCTTTCTCCAGATACGTATTACAGGCGTCCGTCGTGACCAGTTCGTTATATTCCTGCATATTACCATCCTTTCGCAACCCACGAGACGATGCCCGTTGTACGGTTGCCGGAACTATTCAGTAATTCGATTTCAAAGTAGCGCCCTTTGTCGTCCTGCCCGTCGGTCGTGAGGATATTCGGTACGGGCGTCGTCGTGCCCGTGCCGCCCTTGACCATGGCGTTGACTTCCGGGGCGTTATAGTAATGCTTGTTGTAATAGACTTTCGTGGCCGCTGTCGTATCCTTGATTTCAAGCTGGCCCTTATCGTCGGTATCGTCGATATCGACGTGTGGCGATACATCGTACAGCAAAGGCTGTGCCTGCGTGGCCTTACTGACTACACGGAGCCGCAAGAGAGCTTTTTCGTATTCATAGTCCCCTACGTTGAAGTCCGTGAACTGCTCGTACAGTGGCGGCGTATCCGACATGGCCGTAAAGTCATCCATTTCCTTGAACGATGATAGCACCTGCACTGACTCGACATAGCCGTTACTGGCCCTTACGAACGCGTCGTACAAGGCAATGTCTTCGGCCGGATTCTTGCCTATATCCCGTGTGAGGCCGTCACCGATACGGGCTAAATCCTCGAACCCACGGACAAAATCGACGTTCCGGTTGAAGGATTCATCAGTAGTATCAATGGATTCCCGCAAAGCACGTTCGAGTTTCAGTAGGCGTTTATCGGCGATAGTGATACGATCATCACGGACGGCGTAGATATTCCGGTATACCTTATCGAGTGTTTTCAGCTCTTCCCGGAAGGTCTGCAAAGTCTGCCATATCTTTTTATAGCTTTCCTGCACATGGAATCCATCAAACTGTGCTGATACGGCATGCTTTGCGATATGGTCCAAGGCTTTTACCTGTTCACATGCCAGTTTTTGCATACCATTGCGCCATTCATCCATGATATGCAGTCCGTCATACAGTCCGTGTTCTATGGCCTGCCGTTTATTCTCGATAACAGCAAGGTCTTCCCCTTTATTCAATTGGGATGCTTTACGCAATGAATCCATGAAGCAGAAAGCGTCGTCCAGCTGTTTGACAGCCGTATTTCTTACGGCTTCTGTTGTCCGAATATCTTCTGAAATGTGGAGGAGGAACAATACATTGTCCCAGTATATTTCCGTTGTATGAATCATTTCATTACGGACAACCTCAAGGGCTTTATTTTCGCCGTCCGTGAACGTCACCGCCATTTCATCATACTTTGGTTGAGCATGGCTCATATATCGCTCTATAGCGGTTATAGTTTCCTGGAACGCCCGTGACAATTTCTTTGGGAGTGTTAGGGTTATCCGTAGCGATTCCGGCCTCGTGGCGTGTATGAGCTTGTTATGATACTCCGCAATGGACAAGGTTTCTTGTACCGTACGGAACCAGTTAAAGAAGGCCAGCGCATCGTCAACAATGATTACCGCTTCCCACGGATTGATGAAAACAGCCTTGACAGGCCGTTCCTTGACGGCAATATCTTCGGCCGTTTCCTTCCGTGTCTGCGTTTTTTCCTTGTCCGTGACGAGGGTGACTTCTTTCGCCGTCCGCTTCCATATGTTCGCCCTTCTATATGCTTCCGTAAGCTTCGTTAGCTCATGTTTGGGTATAGTTAGCCGCTTGAAATTTTTATCGCCTATGTGGAGCGAATAGCGGTGTTTTTGAGCAAATTGGTTTTTCTCGTGGTCTTTTACACTGAAAGACTCCCTTTTCGTCCCCAATACCATACCGCTCTTCTTGATTTCCAGTATTTTCAGACTTTCGAGGCAGCGCATATTGAATAACACGTTATCCCAATACGTTTCCCGAACGGCCCATGCGTCCTTTCGTCTGATGGTACTGGCAATCTTCCGCTTGTCTGCCGTATGCAGGTTTTCCAGCGGCCGGGTATTGAAGAGATAATGGTACAGCTCATTGACGGGCGTCGTGATAGTGGATACCTTATCTTTGATTTCGGACGCTCTGTAGTATCTGAGTGCGGTGTCGGATATGATAGTGGGTTTTCCATGCTTTCTATCGTATTCTTCCAGCACCCAGACAGTTTCCTTGTTCGTCGCGCTGTACGCCATTTTGCCAAAAGCATCAAGCGTCCTGCTGGCACGGCTGTCAGATAGGGTGAACGTGGTATCTGCCAGCTTGTACAGCGTGAACGTTTTGGCAATATCCATAGGCGTTACGACAAGGTGAACTGGAAGGTCGTCGTCATGGTATCGTCAGCGGCCTTGTTGATGACGTCGAATACGACGCGGTCGAGGAACGTACCACCGCTGGCGGCGTTGCAGATACCGGCTTCCGTGATGGCGCCGGTAGCTTCCCCGGCGGCAAAGGTCGTCGTCAGTGTAAAGACTTTCGTGCCGGTACTATGAGCGTAGCTGGCTGCTTTCCGCTTGAGTTCTGTAACCAATGCCGTCTGTGTAGCGGCAACGGCGGTCGTGCCTGTGCCAACTGCCGTATAGCCCATGACGGCCGGGCGGGTCGGGTTGGCCATGGCGGCGCAGATATAGTCAAAACCGCCGTTCAAGATAAGATTGTCTTTATGACGGGTTTCGACGTCGCCGTTGGCGTGATGGATGACAACATTCAAAGAACCTTTGATTTTCATTTCGTCTTTATTCATGTGTTTACTCCTTTGGGTTAAAGAAAATACGGTCAAATGAACCACAAGGCGGAATGAACGCCTTGATGTATTTGGTCGTATCGAGGTCGAATTCACGGATAAAGAAAAGCCGCTTGTCGGCGCTCTGTGCAAGCCCGAAAAACAGCCAGTCCCTATCTGCGGTATCAATTTGTAAGCTGAGTATCCGTTCATTCACGGTATCCCGTACGTAGAACGAGTCCGTGCGCTTGTCATAGCCGATATATAGCGTAATATCACGCCATACGCCGTCAGCGCCTAAATGCTGTGCTTCGTAACTGTCGACGGTGAAGGTCATGTCCTTGACGGCGATATAGTCCGTTTGGTTCGGCTTGTTCCCACGCATCTCCGCAATGAAGCAGTCCGTGAGCGGCGCGTTCTTCTTGAACCAGAATCCGATAGAGAACGTTTCGGGGATACTGCACGAGTATTCCAGCTGGCCTACATCGGTAATGAGTGCGCCGTCATTCCAGCGCACCGGGGCATAGCTTGTATTCTTCTCCGTCAGTAGTGTGCCGCCCGTGGCCTTGCTTGTGCCGTCGATGACAGCATCAAAGGTATCACCCGTCTTGCCGGTATACCGGGCTATCTGCTTTTTCAGCTCTACGCCGTCCAGGTCGCCAAGGATACCACATACCAGGATATGCGACGCCTCGTAGCTGTCGACGGTAAATGTCATGTCGCATACACGAAGCGTCTGCTCCGTCACGGCATTTATTTTGCAGTCAATCCAGTTGCGGGCCTTTATCTTCTGCGGCAACGATACTTTCATGAGGTATTCGCCGTTGAAGGATTCCTTCTCCAGCCGCAAGCCTTCCATGGCCGCGTTATAGTGCATGTTCGTCTTTATCCCACTATAGCCCAGTTTGTATTGGTTATAGTCCAGGATGACGTTCTTATTGATTTCCGGGTCGCTGGATAGGTAATACCAGGTCGCGTCGGCGGAATAGTTGCCGTGGTCGTCGACGGCCTTGATCATGAAGTAATAGTTTCCTTCGTTCGGCCGGATATAGCGGTATTTATTGACCTTCGAGCGGAAGATTTCCGTACCTTGTTCCCATTCCTGCGTCTGCCCGACTTTTACGACGTACTTGATATTGTAAATAGATAAAGCGTCCCAGTAGAAATACAGGTTAGCCCCGTTCTTTTCTACCCAGAAGCCTGTGACGTTCGGGACATGACAGGACAGGTAGGCACGTTCACCTTCGCCGAATTGGTCGTAATAGGCTATATACAGCTCTTTGATATCCGGATTCGGATACAGGAAGACATTATCGACAGTCTGATACTTCACGCCGTCTATGCACAGGTTGGCACCGATGCAGTTAGACGGGATTTCCAGGAAAGTGATGAGCGTCCCTTCGTTGTTCTTGGTGAAGGATATGTCAGACGGTGCGGACGGTCGGCGCTTGTTATACGTGATGGTCCGGCCGTTGGATACCTTGCCGTGCTTGCTGATGGCGAACAGGTATATCTTGCCGCTGGCCGTGGTCGGGATAGACAAGCTGGACGTGGCGATGGTCTTTTCCAGCAGGCCGTAGCTATTGCCGACGTCGGCATTGGTACGGACTTCGTAATAAGCCAGGTCGGCGTCGTCGACAGCATCCCAGTTCAGCACCCCGCCCAGCCGGTCGAATGTCAGTGTGAAGTTCCGTGGCATGGGGAAGTCGCCTTTATTCGAGGCGTCTACATCGTCTGCCGTAAAGCCATTGGCTACGTTGACCTGCTCATTGACGGATTTCAGATACTTCCGTAACAGGGAAATAAGCTGCCTGCCGTCGCCCTGGATAGCGGTCGGGAGGTCCGGGAAGGTCAGTACTTGCTTTTTGTATTCTGCCATAGCATCAACTCATTCCTGTGCTGATTGCCTGCTGTAAGGCATTGACGATATTCGTATCCTGGCTAATGTCGTACTCGTTCTCGTTGAGTGCCAGGAGGACCGCCGACTTGACGATGATATCGTTGATGGCGTCGTGGTTGAACGGCAGCTCTTTCGTCGTGCTGTCGATGAGGGCAGGCGTCGCAAAATATCTGAATTTCACGGCGGTAATGTCCGGGTCGGTGATATGCACGGTCCCGGCTGTCATGGCCAACGGATACGTTCCACAAGCGCTCATATAGTTCTTCGGGATGGAATCTCCTTCCCTCATGGTCGTTTCCTCTACGAGTACCGGCCATTTGGCACCAATGAGCAGGCTTGCCACCTGTTGTGTCGCGGTATTGAGAAATTGCAGGCAACGTTCGTCGCTGTATTCTTTGCTGATGTCGTGCGTCTCCTGCCGGATACGGGCAATGGCGTCTTCTACTTTCATTCAGTCACCCCCTAGCAGATGAACGGCATACGCTTTTCCGTGTTGGCGTATTTCCGCATGGGTACGACATTGGCCAGGGCCGCTTCCACGGCCTGTTGCATGGTATCGCCGTCCGGTGTCTGTGTAAGTACCATGCAGGCCAGCTTACATAAAGAATCAAGGAAGACGGCTGGCAGGTCGATTTTCCCAGCATCAAGGTCGGTGATACTAAGGAACGCGGCGTTATAGAGCATATCCACGTCCTTTACACCGGCATAAAGCTTGTTGCGGAAAATCTTGTACTCATCCCAGCGCGGCGGACGGATAGCGTCCCCTGGATGCAGGTCTCGCCCGTGGCCGTCGACGATACGGACGAGGGTAAGGAAGTCTTCGGGCAGATCTACACCGGTAATCGGCATGTCGATATGCTCTTTCGGCGTCGGTTTCTCTGCCGTTTCGTCGGACGGGTCCGTCGATAAGCTGGCATTGTACTCGTCGATTTCCCGGTTCATCTCGTCCTGCCGGTAGTGCTGGACCTTTTCGAGGAAGTCGCTGTTGATGTAATACTGATTGACGTAGCGTAGAGTTTCGTTGATGGCCTGGAGGATATCATAGTCGCTGTATTGGACTTCGTTGTTGTCCCCCAGCTTGTAGCGGATGAGTTGTTTGAGCGATTTAGCGGTAATCATCCCAGCAACACCGCCCCACGCCACGTACGTTTCTTATGGTTGACGGCGAACTGCTTCCATACACTAAAGAACTTCTGGATGTAATACTGATATTTCGCCTGGTTCCCTTCGAGTTCAGCCCGTTTCGCGCAGATGAGCCACGGGTCGAATCCCCAGAATTCCGGCGGGATGAAGCCCATGAGCTGAATCCGTTCGTTCTTATCGCCGGCCCAGCCGCCGTTATCAATCTCATTGACGCGCCGGGCCGCATCCACGGCACTCGATACGTCGACAGTGTTCCGCAAGCAGATTTCGTCGCCGTTCTGGTAAATCTTCTGTTTCGTTATCATGCAGAGTCACCACCTTTTATATAAAAAGAAGGGGCGTGAACCCCTTCTCTTATGGAATTGACTATCGCTTAATGTCAACGATGGAGCAGGACGCTTTCGGCTGTGTGCCTTTGAGGCCCAGGCTGGCTTCGATGACGAATTTTTCGTACGTGCCGTCTTTACTGAGTTTTTCGGGCGGTACTTCGTGCGGTTTGACGAGGTACTTCATATCCCAATACGACAGGTCGAGGATGTCGATACGGTTGTCCGGATAGATAGGATGGACGTTAGCATTGACGAGGCCAAAGGCACCCTGGTAAGACGTAGCGAATTCCGTGGCATTGGCCTTTTCATTGCCTTTGCGCGTAGCCGTCATGGTAGCCAGGACGAGCTTGATGAATTCACGGTACTTAGACGAGGACATATACGCCTGTGTAGGATGACCGCCGCGTTTGGACGTCATTTCCATAGCGTTGTTGATGTCGTCGAGTGTGTACGTGCGTTTCTTGCCCAAAGAGAGGACGTTGTTCGTTACGATCTTGACGTTCGTGCCAGCGGCCGACAATGTTACCTGGTCGTCTTTGATGTTTTCGATAGCGCCTTTCTGCGTATCAAAGATGGTCAGTTTCTTGCTGTTGGTGCTGTCTACGCGTACGTAGTAGTAGAGGCCGTCTTTGAGGCCCGTCGGCATGGTGTCAGCGACAAAGTAGCAGATATCGCCGGTAGCCAGGTGGGTTTCCGTGGACGACGTGACGGTGTTATCCGTGGTGGTTACGGTGACGTCGATAAGGTTCTGCTGCATGAAGAACGGTACGCCGCCGGAACGGGGCTGTACAGTAGCCGAGCCGTCTACTTTCTTTGTGGAGTTGACGAGCATGTATTCAATATCCTGTGCCAGGCCCGTGTAAGCATCATAACGGAGGTCCGCGAGTTCGGAGCCGTGTTCATTCTGGTACGCTTTCTGGACTTTGTTCTGCGCATCGGATACCATGCCGGTCTTCTGGAAGAACTGGACGTTATTCGACAAGCCTTCGATGGAGCCGCCCGGCTGGAATTTGTAGTCTTCCATTTCGAGGTGGGCGTTATCCTGCGGTGGGAACAAGCCTTTCGTCATCCAAGAGAAGTTCATGGCTTTTGCCGGTTCGGAATCGCCGAATTTGGAGTAGAACAACGTGAGTTCCGGGGTAATATTGGTAAGGATAGGGCTGATATCCTCTGCATGGCCGATAGCATCGTAGGTGTACGACTGGTTGGCCGATTTATTTAAGTTTCTCTGTACATCATATGCCATATGTTTTCATCTCTCCTTTATCTGCCGCTGAGGCCTGCGATGAACGCGCGGCGTTCGCGGACTGTCATGTTTCGCATCTGCGTAAAATCAATGGGTTTGGGTGGGGTTTTCGCTCCCGTGCCAGGCTGTTCGACTTTCGGGACCGGCACTTTCTTCGGCTGCTTCGTCAGATCATTCGCTTTGGCGTAGTATGCCGTGCGGCATTTGTCGTAGTAGCCTTCAAGTACCTTGCACTGCGTGGGGTTGATATTCCCGCCTTGGAGGGCTTTGATAGCATCCCCGATAACAGCAGCGTCTTTATACGGCATTGTCTGATAATAACTACCCATTAACTGATTAATGTCGGCAAAATGAGGTTCTTCGGCCTGCTTCTGCTGCGTAAAATCGACAATGCTCTGATAAATGGCCCGCTGTTCATTCTGTGCGGCCTGCGTCCGCATCTGCTGTTGCTGGATAGCGCCAATAAGCTGTTCTTTATAGTAAGATTTAGCAGTATTGAAATGCGCTACTTTCTGTTTCACGGCGTCGTCGTCGGAGTATTCGGCGGTATCAATATCGTCCTGCGTAATGCCAAGGGCCTTCATGGCCTGGTCGGTCGCGGCCTTATCAATATCGGCAAACATCCTTTTCTGCTGTTCCAACTGCTGTTGCTGGGCCTGCATCTGCAAGGCCTGCTGCTGTTGCTGGTACTGCTGTTGACGGCGTGCCTGTTCCTGCTGATACTGCGCGTACTGCAGTTGATACTGCTGGGGGATACGGCTTTCGTTGACGTTCCCTTGTGCAATAGCGGTATTCAGTTCATCCAGCGTGTACGGTTCAGTGTGGATGAGCGGTTCGGGCTGTTTTTCTGCAGCTGGTTCGGTTGCCGCCGGTTCGGCGGGTTTAGTTTCCGTCGGTTCGGTCGGTTCCGTGGGCTGTGATTCCGGCTCATCCTGTACAGGCGGTTCGTCTGTCTTTGTTTCTGCAGGTTCCGTCGGTTCGGGTTTGGCAGCGGAAATGCTCTTCCTGCCGGTGCGCGGGTCTGTCACGAGATACAAAGACTCCGGCTGTGATTCCTGGGCGGCGCCCGCGACGTTTTCGTTGGTAGTCGTTGCCGTGGATACATCTGTCGTTTCTCCTTCTGCAAACAACTGTAAATTAAAGTCAAACACGTCTATTCTCCTTTCTGGTTGCGCTTTTGCTTTGCAATATCAATGATTCCTGTCATGTAGTGGTACAGCCTCATAGCGGCCCGGTAGTCGCGTTTCACGTCGTCAGCTGGCTTCGTGGGGCTGTCCAGGTCCTTAAGTGCGGTCTGCTCTTCGATTTTCAGCCAGTCGTCGAGGAAGGCTTTGAGGTCTTCCGCCTGCTGGCCCTTCATGATGAGGTCCGCTAAATATCGCTTCTTGGCCGCTTCATCGCCGCTCCGCATGGTATCGAGTAAGGTTTTTAGTTTACTGTCCATTCATCGGGCCTCCTTGCTGGGGCACTTGTGGGGCTTGTGGCGTCATCTGTGCCAGCTGGTCCCGTGCAATCTTCTCGATCACGGCCTGTGGGCTGGTGTTGCCTGCCGTGCGGGTATTGATGATATTCACCTGCGCGTCAAGCGGCAAGTCGTTCATGTTCGCCCGGATAGACGGGATAGACGCTACGGCGGCCTTGCCTTCGTAGTCTGCCTGTTTCAAGGTCAGCTGTTTTTGCAGGTCCATGGCTTCCTGCGCCTGTGCGGTCTGCATAGCCTGCTGAGCTTGCTGTGCCTGCATCTGCTGAGCTTCCTGTGAATCCGGGTCCAGTAAAATGCCCTGCGTATTCTTGAGGCCCATTTCTTCCAGAAGTGCCGTGCCTGCGGCGTAATAGCTCTTGGGAGTCGCTACGCCTGCCTGCGACAATACAGGGTATACGTTGCTGAGGAGCATCATATAGCTCTGTATCCGCGCTTCCTTCGTCCCGGCGCCATTACCGACGTTGATAATGAGGTCGTAGTCGATATCAAGGTCTTCACTCTTGACAGATACTTCCTCGTCTTTGAAACGGAAGGTCTGTACCGGTTCGCCGTACTTCTTATTGAGCAGGATAAGGAAGCGAACCATGGGTACAATCCAGTTTTCGGCAAATAATCTTGCAATCAGCCGAATACGCTTATCTGCTTGCCCCAAGATGGCCGTAATGCCCGTGGCCGTGCTGTTGAGGCTGTTGGCGTCTAAGCCCTGGTTGTACTTCGTGCTACCCGTCCGGTTTTCCAGCTCGCTTTCAGCGTAATTAACTAGATCCATCGTGAGCGGCGAGATATTCGCCGGTGGCGGGTTCGCAATCGCCGCATTGGGGTCGCCTTTTATCGGTACGTATTCGTCGCCGTTGAGCAGGGCGTCCATGTCCATTACTGCTGTGAGGTCGATAAACTTTTGCTGGTCGTTGTTCTTTGCTACGTTGATGACAATCTGCTTGATAAGCGCCGTTTTTAAGTCCTGCAAGCCTTCCACTTGTTCAGCCAGGGCCATGTCAGCGAATATCTTACGGCTTTCGCGAACGCTACCCATCGCAAAGAAGGGAGCAATATCGAACTCATTGGTTTGGATAGACAATGGTGTATCCCCAACGCAATGAACAATCAAATGCTCGTAAATGCCGTCGCCGTTATAGTCCACGTCTACATAGCACTCGTACAGCTCGACGTCTTTAGACGCGTTATCGCCGTCGTTAGGGCGCATGTGGTCGTCTGACAGCTCTTTGTTGATGTACTCGTCGGCAGATGTATACTTCGTATCTCCTGCCGCTTCCAAGGCTTCGTCGACGTTCTGATAAGTCCCGTCCTGTTCCTTGCGCTTGAGATAGTCACCTTTCACGATTTTCCGATGTGCTACGAATTTACACTTTTGGAGTGTGCTGGCTTCCGGCGTGAAGCGTAATTCCGTGGGCGGTACATACTCGACAACCGGGTAATTGGCCGTGACTTTGACGTGGTCGAACTGCACTTCATACAAATCCGGCGCGTCTTTCAGCTGCTTGACTTTCTGTATCTCGATTTCGCCCGACAGTGACGCCTGCGTGAGCATCATGGCTTGTTGCATGTCGTTCACATCGAACATGAGCTTATAGCGCATACGGTCTTCATCCCGCTTCCACCACACCTTTGCAACGCCTAAATTCGTCCCCAGCGCGTCGTCAATGACGTCATTCACGAGGGACGTATAGTTGTTCTTGCGGGTGAGCTGGTATTCGACTAAGTGCTGTATGTTCGTAGCTGTATCGTCGTTTTGGATGGTACTACCCGCGATAGTGACCGGCGATTCATTGCCGATAAATACTTCTACAAGGCTGGGCTTCATCCATTCGATGATGTTATTGAAGTCCATGCTGACGAATTTGCTCTTTTTAGACAGGTTCGGCAGTTTCTTCGCGTACAAGTCTTGTTCCCCATTGCGGAGCTTGCGGCGGTGTATCAGTTTCGGCTCTACTGTACCCTCGTAGTACTTCTTGGCGACGTCGATACCGTCCTTGACGCTCATCATGATCTTCTTGATTTCGTCGTCGTTGAGCGTGTCCAAAGAAATTGGTTGCTCTTCCGGCTCCGCCTGCTGTAACAGCCAGTCTGTAACGCTCATCTGCTGTGGGGCGTCCCGGCCGAACAATCCGCCCGTGTCCTGTGCGGCGGACAAGCTCTGGTTTAAATCCTCCATCTCATCACCTCGATTGATAGCTAAATAAGGCCCCCGGTGGGGCTATGGGGCAATGCGCGGACTCGAACCGCGATAGCTTTTATAGCTGGTTTACTTTAGCCTACATCGCCATGGTGGCGGGGCTGACCACCCCGCCGATGATAGAAGGGAGTATGTTATCGTGGAGTCACCCTTGTCCGGTGCGGCGTCGCTCCACGTTTTTTTACATGTACCCGGCCCGGTGCATCTTGCCGCGGGTCATCTTCTTCCATTTGTCTGCCATGGACGTATTGTCCCGGTAGAGCTTGGCACAAAGGTATGCCAGGCAGTCCATTAAATGGCTGTACTCGTTCTTTTCCGGCTCATCCAGCGTCCGCCCGGCTACGACTTTACGATGATACCCGCCTGTAAACGCTTCGATGAGCATCTGACAACGCGGGTCCAGCTGTAAGAGCGGTTTCCCGTCGGGCGTAAGTGTCGTGAGATAGTACCGCACTGCTTCACTACGGCCTGTTTGCGTGAGTTCGCCCGGCTCGACGATAATGCCGTATCGGTCGCGGAGTATTTCGTTCGCGGTCTTCTCGTCGCTCTGCGCGCGCTGGTTTCCCGCCGGGTCGCCAACTGCAGTGTACTCGTATCCGCTGTAAAACGTCTGCAATTCGGATTGTATGGCACGGCCGTGGGCCAACATCCCGCAATCCCAGGACTGCAGTTCCGACAAGATGAGCAACTGCCCTTTCGCCGTCGTCTGTGCAATGATGGTCGCCGGGGTAAGCCCATAGTCAAACGACAGGATGAGCGGCCGCCCTTCTATCGGGTGCAGCTCTTCGTTGGCGACATGACGGTTGTAATCAAATTCTGGGTAATACTTCGGTTCAGCACTGACAGTCCAGTTGATTTCATATTCACGTTCCCAGCCCTCTGTCGTCGTGCCTTTTCGTTCGTTGGTCTTCCACTCTTCGGAGCGCTTGGAAGGGTCAGCGGTGTAGTGTATGCGTGCGATGTACACCCCGTTACGTCGGTACTCGTGTACGCCTTCGATGACGTCGTGCGCTTCCTGTTCTTCTTCCGGTTCGTCCTCATTGAGCTGGCCTGTTACAAGCTGGCAGAAAAAACCGGGGTTAGCTGACGAGTCGATAAAGATGCGGCCGCCACCTTCGATAGTCGGACGGAGCGAGTTCCAGGTGGCTTGTGCAAAGTCCCAGAACGCCATTTCTGTACAGTACACGACGGATGCGGTGTACTGACGGAGCTGGTCGGCCCCTTCTGCCACGGCTCTCAGCTCAACGCCGTTACTGAACTTGATGTAGTCATAGCCCATCTTTGAGCGCGTCTTTCTCTCGACAGCGGGCCATTCGTGGCTCTCCGGCAAATGCTCGTACAAAAACATGAAGCGGCTGTCTCCCAGCAGGTAAGCGGAGTCATCGTATTTTTTAGACTGTACGAATATAGACAAGTTTTTGCCGAACATGGCATAGTGCAGGAGATTCGCCAGGCAACGCCATGTCATCATCATGCGTCGGCTCTTCGGGAATGCCGCTACCTGCTCACCGTGGATGATCTTATCGACTCGTGCCAGGTAATCAAGCTTCGGGAAATGCTCGACGGCACCGTTCTTTGCTTCGTTGACAGTGAAGCAACAGTCGTTAATGAAGGCCGTCGGGTCATTCTTCCACACTTTCCATTCCATCAGCCGCATCAGCTCGACTTTTTCTTTCAAGCTCTTTTTGCTAGTTTTATTCGTTGTTTTTGTCGACTTCATTCTATCAACCTCGGGTTAAGCCAGCCAAACATGCATAATTATTACTTATTGAGGTCCTTTAGCTTGCTTTCAAGCTCTTTGATACGCGCGTCTACGTCGGCGTCTGTGAGTGTTTCGACTTTGACTGCGCCACCGTCTGCGCCTGTGATAGCGTTTTCCACGCGGTCACGCCATTCAAGCCGCTTCCGGTTTTTCAGCCAGAAGATTTGGGCCGTCGTGTTTGGCTGCACTTCTTTGTGTACGACTTTCGTCACTACCAGCATATCATCGCGCCGTTCTTCCGTGACTTCGTCGTATTTGTACCCCAGTGCCGATTTGAGCAGCGCGTTCTCTACCTGCCGGTCTACAGCGTCCTTCCCTTCTTTTAGGGCAGTGCAAATCTCGCAATGCTCATTTTTCCACCGATACAGTGTAGCTACGTTGATACCCATGTTGGCCGCTATCTGCTCATCAGTTAAGCCGTCCCTGGCCCATCCTTGCAGTCTAAGCAGTCCTTCCTTTGTCAACCACTCTTGATACTTACCTTTCGCCACTGTATCACCACCTTTTAACCGTATACTTAAAAAATTAAGGCCCTGTATGCCGTTCTAAGTGGCTTTTACAAGGCCTTGCATGTATCTGTATGTCTGATTACTGTTTCTTACTGTTCATCACGTCATCCCACTTCCAGGAGATTTCCAGGCAGTCCGTGCCGTGATACCACTTGACGCTGTACTTCCACATGCGCAAGTAGCGTATTAAGGAGTCTACGGCGCAGTCATCGTAGCCCGTGGGTAATACGATCTGCACGCTGGCCGCCCCCCTACGGGTAGCTTCATCTATTTTGCGCTGTGCGATAGCAAAGAGATTCATCGCACTCAGTCGTTGCTGTTCAAATGCTGGCTTGATTTCTTCCATAGTCTTCTCCCGTGATACGACAAGAGCCGCCAAAGCAGGAAGGCGGCCCATGTCTATGTGTTTGTGTGAACCTTTTACAGAGGTGTAACAGGATTTGCGTGTGGACAGTGTGTGCGGCGGAGTGTCATAGTGCCATCTACTTCACTCTCGCCGCCTTGTCCGATGAGGAGATTCTAGCCTTCGCTAAAACCTTACACTATTATTATACGTGTTTTTAGTGGCAGTTATTCTTAGAATAAGCCAAAATGGCAAAAAAAATAAGGCCGGTACTCATGGTATCGGCCTTTATCCGTTATTCTTTGTTGTCCTGGTAAAGATTGGGGAAGCAGTTTTCCGGCTTCATCCAATCCTCGCCCTCTTCGGTCGCTTTCTTATACTCTTCCTTTCCATTGTTTGAGCCGCATCAAGTAATCGCCGTCTGGCTTATCGTCTGCTACTCCCAGTTCGAGCAAAACCGGGCACCCGGACCGATACCAGGACAACAATAGATTGCGTGCTTCCGCTGTCGGATGTTGCCACCCGTTCTCCCACTGCTGTAGTGATACAATTGACAATCCCGTACGATCATGCACCGTCTGACGGGTCACACATGCTTTCTCACGTGCATCTCTCAACTCTTTGTCCGGTATGGTTGACTGTTTCTTGAGCTGATACTTTTCAATAAGTGGTTCGACGTACAGTTCTTCAAGCATTTTTCTGTATTCAACTGCATCTTCAAATTTTTCAAAGCGCTTCTTTTTATCAACGCCCTTTATTTTTACGCCCCCGATCCACTTACATCGAGACTTATCCCAATGCACGCCACGTACGCCAGACGTGTTGCTACTTCTTGTTTTCTTGCTAGCAAGTATGCTCAGATTCGTGCCGTTTTTCGACAGCAAGCGAACATCTGACCGTTTTGGTGCTGCTTCTTTGCGTAAACATCCACAAGAATGGATGCCACCTTGCATGAGCAACCACTTTCTGATCTTTTTATCCTTGCCACAATCGCAGTGACACATGACGTAGCCGTGCCCCAGCTCTTTCGTCACTACAAGTCTTCCGTAGCGCTTTCCAACGATATTTTTTCTTACTTTACTCATGATTATTCTTCTTTCATTATAGCGCCAGGGCAGACGATATAAGACGTTCCGTGTTCGTCATGTAGGGATACTGCTTTATATCCCATTTTTTCAGCCAGCAGGCTTGCCTGTCGCTGGAGTTCATACGACATTTCCCATTCTTCTAATCCCGGAAACAGGCGATTTATAACTTCACTCTGTTCTTCGTCCGCTTCCCACGGTGCTACTTCGTCGCATACAATATCAATCATCGTATCGGCATCATCGCTCCACAGATCACGAGCTGCTCCCACGGAAGAATCTTCGTACGCAAGTTCGTTAACGTCTGCAATTTCATCGTCGTTAATATCTACGCTGTAATAATAGCGTGGTTCAGCTCCCGGCCCGAATGCGCTTTCTTTTTCATCTGAAAAGAACATGCCGTTGAACATGCTACCGGCCCGGACTGTCATATCAGATAATTTGTCATAACTCCCGTGATACAGCTTCATGATACTTCCCTCCTACCTCTTTCTGATTTCTATTGTGTAACCATATCGGCTAACAATATCGTCTAATTCGATATATTTGATAGTTGCGTTCCTGGTCTTTGCATTGAAAGTCTGCTGTTTGAGACCCTGTTCTTTACAAAGCTCCGTTTCCGACTTGCCAATCTCGACAAGCCACTTTTTCCACATTATCTTAAATTCTTCTTTTGTCATTCTATGCACTCCCCTTCTGTTATCTATAGTATATATAACTATGTTTAAAAAGTCAATAACTTTTTAAAATTTTTAAATAACTCTATTTTCACTGTTGACAAGTGGTTATACTCGTGATATTATGTAGTCAACAAAGGAAATGCAGTTGCAGAAAGGAGAAAACATCATGACAATGTTAAAGAAAAACACCTACACTATCGACGGAGAAGAATTGCAGAAGAGAATCTCGAATGAAATTGAATCACTTAAATATAATTACCGCGAATGGCGGTTAGCTGAACCTGGTTCGTCCGATTCTGAAAACTGTTACATTAATTACAGGGCTAATGTAGCAGTTTTAGGAGAGCTGTTTCGCATCCAGGGATTGGACAGCGTGGAAGCGCAAATGGTGATTAACTACGTTACCGATTTGGCGGAACATGACACCATCAGATACCAAATCAGCTACCTTGATGGCGAAATTGACGCCCTTGGCACAAAGATGTACGACATTGTAAAAACTTTCAAAGTTGAGGACGACGGCGAAAGCGAAAAGCCAAAATATTATGCGGTTAAAGCTCAGCGCGACGAATTAATCAAGCGCCGTAGCGCATTAATATGGAAAATCGCTAGATAGTGGTTGTACGGGGGCCGAAAGGCTCCCGGATACAAGAAAGGGAGTATAAAATCATGAAATTAACAATGGAAGAAATGAACGAACTCAATTTAATCAAAAATGTTACGGGCTATCGCTATTACATTGCTACGTTGCCGGATCCGTTGACTGTCGGCTGGGAAACGCATACAATCGCCGTTTATCAGAAAATAGGAACCATCAGCCGCCCGATTATCACGGCAACGGATAAAAAAGAACTGGCAAGCCGCATGAAGGCAGCACTGGCAAACATGACATTCCGGTTCGGAGAAATTATGCCGTACTTGCTCAACAAAGCTGTCGGCGGCAACGAATTTTACGTTACCTATTGCCTGGAAATCGGGGAAGATAACCCGAAAATCTGGTACTCCTTGCGTCGGGGCAATAAAATCATATCAACCATGTTGGACCGTGAAACGTTATCAACACTAACACATGCGCTGGAACGTGTATTAGCTTGATTGTTGGGGGCCGAAAGGCCCCTAGAAAGGATGGATACCATGACTTACACAATTCCGGCCATGAAGGCCAACTTGAAAGACCGTGCCGCCTATAAGGCGCAAAGAAAGGCTGTTGACGATGCTTGGAAGCATATCCTTGCTCAACCACTCCAGGCTCTCTACTTTGACGACGTCTGTCTCAGCCCTGCCACGAATGACAGCCCGTATCCGTGGCGGGTCACATGGGTAGATGGGGATACCCCTATTTGCCATGTGATGCTTGACAGCGTGGAAAAGGCGTTTTGGGAACTGCGTGGCTACACTGGCCGTACAGTAACAGTCGTTTTATAATGATGGTGGGAGGAGATACTATGACTAAATACATGAATGAATATAATAAGGCGATTGACGCCTTCCGTAACAAGTTGCAAAATATGACTTGTTGCGCTGATTGCCCCTATCCGGAAGCAACTGGCTTTCGTGATGACAACTGGCGGGACCGGGCTGACCACGTAGTCGGTCCCTGTGGCCAGCAACACTGCTGGTTAGCGGACGATGACGACTTTGCCGACGTCCGTATGCGTGATTTTCCTAAATATTAGCCTAAATATTAGGAGGGATTAATATGAAGTATGAAGTAACTTATTCTTGCGGCCACACGGGTACTGTCCAGATCTACGGCACGGCCGCCGAAAGAGAAAAAAAGATTGCCTGGCATGAAAATTACGCAGTCTGCCCAGACTGCTACAAACAGGCCCAGCAGGAAGAAGCCGCAACAGCAGCTAAGCAGGCTGTTGCGGACGGTCTTCCGGCTCTAACCGGCAGTGAAAAGCAAATCCGGTGGGCTGAAAGTATCCGCAAGGAAAAGATGGCGGCCGCCCGTGAATGGCTAGCCCGTTATCCTGGGGAAGAGGCAGATAAATGCCTAGCCTGGTACGGCAGTCATGCCAGTGCCTCGTGGTGGATTGACCACCGCGACGAACGGCCCCAGCGGACAGCCAAGTTAGGCGTCGTAGAATGGAATAAATAAAAAGAAGGACGGCTCGCAATGAGTCGCCCTTCTTTTTTTATTCTATTACGCGGATAAGGCCCAACTGGCACGCAGCCATTTTAGCCAGTGTCCGCACGTCGTTGACTATCGTATAGTATGTATTGCGGTCAATCCCCAACTCTACTGTCGTCGCTTTCCAGCTTTCCCGGCGATGGTATTTGCAGGTAGCTACACGCCGTGAAATGTCGTCCAGGGCTTCGTATACCCCTGATACGAGTCTAAGCCATCGTTCAGGCCGTTTGATGACGACGCCGTCTGACAACGTCACTTGCTTTAGCTCCGTGGCCAGCCGTATGCCTTCTAATGCTGTCGGGTCTGATACGAAAGCATGGCCGTTACTGCCGCCGCTATGGCCGCCCGTGACGTTCTCCCTTGCCAGTCGCACGGCCCGGCGGATTTCTTTTTCGCGGTAAAACATCAATTCTATGTATCGCGTCGTGGAGTCAATCGCGGCGCGCTGATTGTGGTGCATGTGCATCCCCTCCCATTGTCACAACTCTCACTATTCCGGCGTTATGGATACGCCGCCAGCACTGTAAGCACGGTTCCGGGTTCGGCAGCTCTTTCCTGGTCTCTACGTCCATGCCCCAAAGGTACAGGGTAGCGCCCTGCATTTCCTGGCGGCTGGCCGATATGATTGCATTCTCTTCGGCGTGCACCGATACGCATTTTTCCACCATCTGCCCGTGCGGTACTTGATGCAGACGGCGGTAACATTTCCCGGTATCGCAGCAGTTCCGTTCGCCTCGTGGCGCGCCGTTATAGCCCGTACTGACAATCTCGTCGTTATTGACGATGACAGCCCCGTAGATGCGCCGCAAGCACGTGGCACGCTGTGCTACGGCTTTCGCTATACCAAGATAGTACGCGTCCTTAGACGGGCGTACATAGCCGTCGTTCATAGGGATAAACGTCGGGATTTCGTTGTATTGTGCGCGGATAAACAGGGCCGCGTCGCACCTGCCTTCTAAATCCAACTTCCCAGAAATGGTCAGCGCCGTTTCCTTGAACTTCTCGTCGTTGCCTTCCACTTTATAGCGGATAAGGGCCAGTGTATCCCTGGCCGCTTCCGTCGTGGTGTAAATCACTTCCATTTTTTTCTGTCACTTCCTTTTCCACATGAAGAGTGGAGAACGGTGCGCGCCGATGTGATGCGCGTCCAGGTCTAGTTTCCCCTTTTTCGTTTCCCACGGATAGCGCTTCCGGCGTCGCTCTTCATACAGCTGCTTTTCCTCATCGCTCATCTGATGAGTCTTTACTTCTCCGGGTGCATACCAATTTTCCATGTATATCACTTATCCTTTTGTGCTCAATTTCAGCGAATTGCTTATGTAAGCTTGATTCGTATGCCTTCATGGCTTCTTTTCTCGTTGTCGCGTCTGGAATGTTCCAGATACTGGCGGCAATAGCCATTCTGTCGTTGTCATCGAGTGGCCGTAAGTGTAAGGTTCCTTGCGTCATGATACTCATGATTTGTCACCATTTTCCTTTGTTACATCTCTCAAAATAAAATTCAACCAGTTTCTTATGCGTTCGCACAAAGTATATTGCTTCTCCCAGCTGATTTTGTAATACACATCTTTGCAACAATAATCATGTAACGATATTGTATATCTCGATAATTTGAAGCCTTTTTCTTTGAGTGATTTTTTATCTTGTGATTGTAACTCCCCACGAAATATCACACTATATTCCCCATGACGAGCGGCCCAATTAATATCTTCAATACACGTCTGGTATGAAGAACTAACTTCTGCCCGTTGTTCGGTTGCTAGTTTTCTTGCTTCTTCCGCTGTCGTTATCATGTATTCTCCTTTCCAGGAAAGCGCCGGGCCAGCCATGTTCAGGCGCCGCCTGTCATCAATACACTATGTACCAATCATTGCTCAACATATCCGTTTGAGTTGGTACCCAGCCAATGATGAGCTTATTTTGAGCGTTCTTCATGTCAATGTGTGGCATGATTTCCACTGTATCGTCTTTATCAAAAGAGTTTCTAATCATTTTGCGCGTATTTTCTTTTAAGTAGCGATATGTCACATTGCTTCCGTTTGTCATATAAATGTACTGCCCCTTGCCATTCCATCCACTCCGAGATAATCTTAGGCCTTGTCGTAAGTATACTAACGCGCTACTAAAATCTAAATCAGTTTCGCTGGGCCATGCAAGTTTATACGTTTCTTTGAAAATGTCTGGCTTGCACGGATACTGTTCACCGTGTACGCCCGTGATGATGTAATCGCCTACACTGGCTTTCATGTCGCCTTCCAGCGTGTGGATAATCATTTCTTTGTCTGTCTGATAAGCTTCGATAACTACAGGTTTCTTTACGTATTTAGCCATGTTCTATCTCTCCTTTTTCATTCATGCTTTTACTCATAGCTGCTTTAACTGTTTCTATCATGCAATAATTGATCGTGCGGATTTCGTTGCCTTCTACTGTAAACTGGGCCGGGTAGGCCATAGGGCATTGGCCATCTCCGACACAATACTCCATGGCGTGGTCCTTAGTACACATATGTACGCGGAAGGCTTCTAGGAGGTTTAACAGCCTGGTTTTATCGTCTTTACTCATTTGTCGTCCCCTTTAACCGCGTCGATTTACACGCGTTTTACCTTCTTCGGTTGATACCGCTAATCAGCAGCCCGATGCAACAGCCGTTGTCGCTATCATTGGCCGGGCAATATACATTGCCATACGTTCTTTCTGCATAGCATTTATTCCCCATGCCGTCTTGATAGTAATCGCTGCACCATTGTTTTTGCTTCTTTCTTAGCAACTCTACTAGCTTTGCGTTTTCTTCGTCGGTCATCCTGTACACCTCCATGCCGTCTTGATAGTACTCACTGCACCATTCTTTCTGCTTCTTCCTCAGCAGTTCTGCTAACTTTGTATTTTCTTCATCGGTCATCCTGTACACCTCTTAGTCTTTTACACAAAAGTTTTCCCACTTCTTGTAGACGTCAACATAAGTTTCGCCCTTGTCGCCGTTGTGTGTGACTTCGTAGTACATGCCGTCCGATACGGTCGTACTAGCTAAGCACTTCCAATTTTGCAGTGTTTTGCAGAACCACACGACAAAGACGTCATCCATCGTGATTTGCTTCCGGTCGGTCTTGTCGACATGAGCGTTGAAATAATCCATGACAATCTTTCTTGCTTTTTCTTGCATCTGTATACCTCCTAGAATCCCCAGCTTACCATGATATTGTCGTCGTTAAGCGCCACTTTATAGCCGTCTTCGTCGAGCTTTCGGGTCAATGCCTTGTCTACGTTGTTATCGCCTGTTAGAGCCAGCGTGACGTAGTTTTTTCCGCTAAGGTAGGCGCGTTCAATGACTTCGTCTATGTGTTTCGTGCTAATGTCCGTTTTTCTCACCTCTTTTTTTAAATAAGATTTCTTGCTTATCCAACATACATGACATGGTTTTGTCATCCCATGCCGGGCATACGCGGACGCGTTTCGCCCCGTCGGACGAGCTTCGATGCGTCCGGCAATGTCCCCATACAAGGTCGTTTTCGTCATATTGTGTACAAAGTTCCTCTTTTAGCGGGCCGGCCATTTGGAGCGCTAACATTGCTAAACGTCGCTCATCTTCGGCGGTCATTATTCGCTGGCTGGCCTTGCTCATCGCTTCTTCATATACGCCAAAGAAAAATTCCTTCATTTTCTTCTTGTCGTCCTGGCAGTATTCCGGAATGTGTTCCATCACCGTGATAGCTAGTGTTTTCGCGCCGACATATTTCCCGTAGTCCAGTACGGTGTAGTCGTCTTTATGTCCGTTCCTGGCAGCTTCATTGCTCCGTAAGTCAGTGATGCAGTAGTCCAGCAGGACTTTCCTCATGTCGCTGATCATCTTTTCTTCATCCATGGTTACACCTCTTTCTTTTCTATTAATTCCGGGTTTTCGTAGGCGTTGCCAATGACTTTGATTCGTCCATCATCGCCAATAAGCATCTCCAGGTCGAAATCCATTGCGGTTCCATGCTATTCGCCGTCCTCTCCTTCTCCAGTAATCAGATTGCCAGGGCATTGGTTAGGCCCCAGCCCGATACACCAATCACCGATTGCGCACCCGTCGCAGTGGGTTCCTGCTCCCTGCCGTTGGCAGTACAGCCATAAATAATAGGTGGCGTCCAGTGCGCGAAAGTCGTCAAGGCTTTCATAATTTACGTCGTGATTCAGCGTCCGTGCGGCGGTTGCATCTAAAAGGCGCGTTGCCCGTTTCTTGCTGTACTTTAGCTGTAGCAGATCCATCGCTAAATCACGTGTAACCTGAAGGCGTCGGACATTTTCTTCGCTACCATCTTTCCCGGCCTGCGTAAAGGCGTCGGCATACTGCTTTAGCAGCTCTTTGTAGATTCTTTCTGTTTTATCGTTCATCGCTCATCAGCTCCTTAATAAATTGTTTGCCTTCTTCCAGGGTGTTAAAGTGCAGGGCCGCACTTACCCTGTTATCAAGAACAATGGATAGCCAATATTGGCCAGTGCTCGGATTCGGTGGCAGGCTAATGGCTATAATTTTTTCCGGATTGATATAAGTCCTATCATCTATCTTTATTAGCTTCATGTCCCTTTTCCCTTTCTTTGTGTGAAGATTCGTCTACGTATATCTGTATCTTGGCTATGACTCTTTCACTGCTTTTGAGTACTCCGACAAGATGTAAGGTCACAAGGCCTATTGTCCCGATTGCCGCAGCGATAAGGCTATGTTCCATGCAGGTTGCCGTCAGTAGTAAAGCGACGGCTAATGCATCCAATATGACAACGTAGACAGTCAGTATATTACTCAGCTTCATACTTATCCTTTCTTACCTTGGTTAATCGTTTTAGTTTTCCCTCTACTAGCTTTTTCTTTAACTTCGGGTGTAGTTTATAGAGTGGATGTTTTAAGTCCGTTATTTCGCTCACAGTGATTTCTACGCGCGGGTCTTCGGCGTCGATACCAGCTATCATCGAGCCGCCCATTTCAGCAATGTACCCGTCGTCTTCGATGATGCCAGCGCTTTCAAGTATATCTGCCGTCGCTTGGACCAGCCCGAAAAGATCGGGCCAGCCCTTGCGGTTCGGCATGTAATACTTCGCGGTCATCTTGACGGCGCAGTCAATCGGATGAATCGGCCTTCTTTGGGCTTTTAGCTTCCATAGAGCGTCTTTGGCATATTCTCTGTAGGCTTTACCCTGTACAAGACCGTAGCGCGTCTTTTGTAGTGAATTTTTCTTCGTCATGGGCCGCCCATGAATCACGAATCGGTATGTCATTCCTTTTCTCCGAAAGTGCGGAGCAATAAGTCGATGAGGTGTTGTTCCGGGTTTTCGATGATTTCATCATCTTCTTCGTCGTCCATATCGTCCGGATCTTCTTCTGGGCATTCCGGGGCAATATCGATAATGTGTTCCGTCGTTACCTGGAACGGTTCGCTATTGAGTGCAGACTTTGCTACGATGAGCATCACGTCTGCCAGGTGTGTCCGCATCGTAATGTCTTTGTAGTTAAAGCCTTCTATCGTGATGGAGAATTTCTGGTCCGGGCTGCTGATACCCAAGATGGCTGCCAATGTAGCTTCGAGGTTGATTCTTTCTGCTTTAGTCATGTTTTTCATGCTCCTTTTCTTTAACTTCTTCATTCGTGATTAAAAAATCTAAATACTGCCGGGCTTTCATGAGGTCCTTTAGCGGCGTCCCTTTGGCCGGGTATCGGTACAGGTACTTGACGATATTGCCGATGTACATTGCATCAGCTCCCGTCGCCCCGCTGGTCATGATTTCAATAGCCTTCGTACATTCCGTACCGCGCCAGGTGTAGTGGTTCGGGTGCTGTATGTCATTCATCTGCATCACTCCTTTCTATAGCATTTCGCTGATTTTGCTGTCTTTACGATTACAAAAGGTGTAATTTAGATAGTTCATTTAGTCACCTCACGTAATACTTTCATCAGCCATAATTCCAAAAATATTAGTCAGATTATCATCTTTGGGAAGTGGCTGCCATGATAGCCACCATTCATAAAATTCATCGGCAGTTTTAAACTTGCAATCTTTCCCCGTGGACTTCCGTTTGTCAATAATTGCTTGACAACCCTTTTTCCACATCTTTTCTATCGCCGGATATTGATCTAATTCCCACCTACGCTGTTTAACACTGGCAAAAGGGCATCCTACACAGCCAATCCGCTTCCAGCCTTGATCATATAACTTGCAGTACGGTACATTATACTTTTTAATGTATTCCCACACATCATCAGTACTCCAATCAATAATAGGATGCAAAAATTGAGTCTTTTTATGTTTGTTGCATGGCTCAAGCATATTCCGTTTTGATCTTTTTACACTTTCCGCCCGCCGCACACCAGTAACTTTTATACTTCTTCCGTTACCACCTTTTTCTTTATATACTGCACAGCAAAACCTTGCGATACGGGTAGGCATGATACCATTATTACCGCAAAGTTGCCACATAGGCATTTCCGGTTTTTCAAAAATTACATCATGCTTGTGGTATTGGTATATAAATTGTACTAATTCAGTGGGATCAACCGTCGTAACATTGTAATGGGCATCATATTTTACACCCGCCCTTTGCACTAAATCCAATATCACGCAACTGTCTTTGCCGCCGGAAAAAGCTACATAATAACCGTCGTCCGGCTCATGCAATTTGATCCTTGTAATGGCTTGTGCCACTTTATCTATCCTTCCAAACAGTGTGTTTTCAATTAACATTTAGTCACCCTCCTTAATTACGTCACTGGTGAATGACATCATCCTCCCGTAATGATTCCAATAGCACCTTGGCTCTTTCAATGCGTTTCATGATGGCGTCTTTATGGGCATCCGCCTGTTCGAATGTCTTGAAGCAATTGCCCAACGCAATATTGAAAACATCTTTGTTCTCATAGTGATTAACATAGATATGAATGGCATCATTACCAACGTAATAATAAGTTTCGCCGTCTGTCGGGACGAACGGCTTGTTTATCTTTTCGGCGATTCTTTGCACCGCTAGTTTTATCCCGATTTCCGGGTTGAAGGCATCATTCTGGTGGCATTTCGCCTTTCCCTTGTAAACCGTTTCGCCATCTTTGTCCACGTACCATACTTTGATAGTTCCGTTGGGATAACATTTAATCGTATCCAATCCGGCTGTAAAGAGCCCTAATTTCGGGGCTTCTCTTAGGAGAATATCGTTCAGATAATCCTTGAAAATACCACTGTCTCCAAGTTTTGCATCGAACTTCGGAGTCTTTCCGAGAGGCTTCTGCCAACCTTCAAATGTTCCCACGGTGCCGTAGCCATTGAAATCCTGAAAACGGCCATTCGTTAGTTTGCACGTATCGAATACGACGCAAGTGTCACATTTCTTTTCGTCACAATATGCTCTTATCGTGTTTACAGCCATCTTGGCCATTTTGTCATTAATCATGTCTGTTCCCTCCTAGTAACGTTGGTGACCCCACCAAAAATTAGCTTTTTGCCATGTAATGCCTCTGGTTTTAGGCTTTCTCATCCACGATTTAACAACCACACGTCCCACGCCTCTTATCCACCTATTCCACGTGACACGTCGAAAAGATGTAAAGCCCCCTATATTCCAGTATTTTCTGACGCTTTGTTTCATGTTCGTTCCCTCTTATCTTCCGGTACTGCCGAATCCGCCTTGACCGCGCTGTGTATCTGTCAGCGTCTGCACTTCTTTCCAGCGAATCGGGATATTCTGTACCAACTTGCCCTGCATGAATCGCTCTCCCTTTTCGATGATTTCCGGCTTATCGCCGATATTGTCGAAAAGGCCCTGGACTTCGCCGCGGTATGAGCTGTCGATGACTCCCACGGCGTTCGATAACCGCAGTTCCCGCTTTGCGCCGTAGCTGGAGCGCATGAAGAGCATCATGCAATAGCCGTCCGGGATTTCAAACGCCAGCCCCGACGGAATCTTGACGCCGTGTTCGCCGGGATAGATGACGAATTTCGCGGGCGCGTAAAAGTCATAGCACGCGTTTCCTTCCGTGATGAGCGGCAGTTTCACGTCGTCTTTGCTGTAATTGTCGAGGATTTTCTTGATTTTAATGTCCATCATTTATGCTTGTTCCTTTCTAACACTTTGTTCCTTGCCTGGTGTGCGACGCCGGGTCGCGGCCCGTGGCACTTTATCGCCCGTGGCCGACATTCCCGATCATCTGCACATACCGGCATGAGTTTCCCGTCTACCGTCACCACATAGTGCCGGTAGCCCGTGAGTTTCTTATGACAGTAATAGCAGCGTGTCACATTGCATCACCGCTTACTGATTAAGACGTTCTTTCAAGATACTTCCGGCCTTGAATTTCATGCTGTTATGGCCAGTCGTTTCCATCATTTCCCCGGTCTGGGGGTTGCGTGTTGTGCGGGGCGCTACGTATTTCTTTTCAAATAAACCGAACCCGACAAAGGTAATCTTGCAGTCCTGCGCTACGAGGTCTGCGATAGTCCCCAACATTTCGTCCACGATACGGGCGCAAGTGCCTTTTGTCTTGCCGCTCCGCTGTGCTACCGTGTCGATGAACGCTTTTTTCGTGATGTTTTTCATTTTGATTGCTCCTCTCTAGAATGGGATTTCTTCATCGGCGACTTCGCTACCCATGTTGTTAAAACCGCCATTATTGGCCTTCATTGGCCGTACAACCTTCGCAATGCGATTGACAAGCAAGTTATATGCTACTTTCTGTGTACCGTCCTTAGCGGTGTATTCATGCATATCTATCTTGCCTGTTACTTCTACGCGATCGCCGCGCTTGACGTCCTGGACAATGGCTTCTGCCAGCTCTTTAAAAGCGGTGCAGTACCACCATTGACTTGTCCAGTCTTCCTTGCTTTTGCCGCTCGTCCCCGGCAGCTTCTTGTTATCCGCTACCGAAAACGTCACGACGGGCGTCCCTTTGGCCGTGACCCGGCTTTCCGGGTCCTTGCCAATGTTGCCGATTACTGTGATTGTGTTCATTGTCTATCACTCCTTTTTTTGGTGTCGGCCGTTACCCGGCCACACACTGCCTCGCCTTGCCCTTATGAAACGAAACCTTACATAACAGAACCTTGCCATGGCTATAATCAGCTCTGCCTAACAATGCCTTCGCTTCTCAGCACTCCGCTTTGGCCCTGCAAAACAGCACTATACGTTGCCATTCCATCACAATACGTTCATGACAAGTCCTTGCCATGCATTGCCCTTACTGACTATGCCAAACGTTACAATGCTATGCCTTCGCCTAGCCAAACTTTACTCAACATTACTTTACCTTTGCTTTACCTGACTTTACGATGCCTTAGCTTAGTGTTTCATCATTGTGCCTTTCCATGGCTTGCATTGCCGTAACTGAACATGGCTTTATATTGCCATGACGGCGCGTTTCTTGGCTATACTAGGCCCTTACATTACCTCACCAAACGTTACCGTCGCTGGACCTGACGCCGCGAATCAGTGCCCTCGCCACGCCTCGCATTACTTTACTCAACGGCGCCTAGCCTTTGCTTCTCTTTGCTTGCTGTGGCCTTAGCCTTTCAGCATTTTCTTGATACGGTCTACTTCGCTTTCTGCATCCTTGATTTCCTTGATGTCGATTACCTTATAGCGCCCCTTACCTGCATTTCGCCACTGTCCTAAACCGTTCTTACAACCAAACGCCAGCCATTCGAGCACTGCATCAGCATATTGGTCGCTTTCAATTTCGACGACGAATGTCATTCGGCTTCCAGCGGGGACTGTTTCACTGTTTGCCAGCGCCACGCGTTCGCCCTGTGCGGTCTGCGCTCTCAACGGACGCTGGCGGTCGCCGATTTCAGCGCCTTCCGGCATTTCAATCATGATTTTCCGCGGTTCGACAAAGATGCAACCGTCGATGACTTTCTTGTAAGCCTTGATTTTATTCGTGTGGACGGCGAATTTTTCACCCTTGCAACGCTGCAAGAATCCGGCGGCCGCTTTGAAGAACCCGCGGATTTGATACGAGTAGACAAACGGTTTGCCGTCTTCCTTCGGGAAAATCGTCTTGCCCTTTTCGACGACGGCTTCCACTCCCAGCGCTTCGACTTCTTCTTCCCGGCTGGCGGCGTCCGGCGCTTTCGACGCGATGAATTCTTCATGAATCTTCGGGTCGCTGTTCGCTGTCCCCAACATTTCTTCGATGAGTTCGATAGTTACCTGTAATTTCTTCATTTTGATTTCCTCCTGTTATCCCTCTCGTATTTAGCAACCAAACAATTCAATAACCAACTGTTCTATCATGCAGGCGTCTCCATGATTCCAGGTAGCCGGGCACCAGTCTATATCGTCCGGGGCAATGTTGGAGCTGCCACACGGGCGACGCATTATGCAACAGTCGTCGAGCTTTTCATGGTGGCAATAATATTCACATAATTCTTTTTTCTGTTCCACCAATAGCGCACAAAGCGTTGATTTCTTGTCAATATTCATGTTATTTATTCCTTTCTCCACGGTTGCCGTGGTATATATCGACTGGTCCGTTCTGTTTCTCATACGCTTTCAGTGCCGGGTAATCTATGTTGCACTCTACATTGAGGCATTTCATGAACTCCCATATGGACACTTCGTTGTGAGTCAGTACGTAGACTTTGTCTTTGTAGTAGTTCTGCAAATCTTTGAGACGTTTGTCACGCCATTTGTATTTCGTGTACAGCGTCCAGAATATGACGATGGCTACTCCGGCTATCATGTCGCGTGTCTTCGCCATGAGTTTCAGATCGCGCGTCCGGCCGGTTATCATCTTCTGCATCCTTTCGGCGATACGCTCGTTGAGGAACCGGTCGAATCCGTGTTCACACAATTCATCGCGCCAGTCGTAAATGAATCCCTCCTGGAATTCGTCGAGGTGCGCCCACATGTCGTTCATCGCGGCGAACCGGTTGCGGCCGAACCCGTACTTGTCGTGAAGGCAGCTAAACAACAATGTCGTTGCCCAGTCTGTACCGCTTTCGGCCCCGGCTTCACGCCGTAGCTCTGTACGCGCCCTGTCACGTTTCGCCAGCGCCCGGCTGATAGCGTTCATCGTATCAGCCCTTTCTTGCGGACCATGTAAGCGCCGTATGACAATCCTGCTTTACGGGCGGCCGCAATGTCATCATCAAGACCCGTATGGAGTTGGCTTTCAAAGGCCGCTTCTACGGCTTTATCCCTCGTCCTTTTCATGCGATTACGCGCCTGGATGAGCGTTCGTGGCCGCATGATCTGGTAATAAATCTTTTTCCAGATAGGACGGCAGTCCGGGCATACGCTGAATCCGCTCATCATGGGCTTATCGCATACAATGCAGGTAGGCCGGCGTGTATAGCCCTGTTTCCGGTAGGCGTTCCAGTCCCAGTATCTCTTTGTAAATTTATCGAGGCAGGACTGGCACAACCGCTGTGCTTTATATTGCGGGTCGAATTCATCCCCGCACACCATACACTTGCTCATTTTGCCACTCCTCCCTTTCTTGTCTTCATGACGATGGTCATGCTCACAAGCCCCGTATTTGGGTCCAGCCAGAAACGCATGGGTAACGAATACATGCGCATGTTGCAGGCCATCCCTTCCTTGAAGACGGGGGCGTTCTTGATAATCAGTTCGTCCGGGATTCCAGGAACCGCCCGGCGGGCGAATTCGATAATGTCTTTCGGCACGTCATCCAGCGACGGCGGTTTCTTTTCCTTGTCCGGCCGCTTCCATTGGCTTCTAAGGCCGCTTATCATGTCGTGGATGCGCTTGCGCCCGGCTTCGTTGACCGGCGCTTCCGGTAGTGCCTGGTAGTCCGACACGGCGTTGATTTTCCGCTTAACTTCTTTCTTGATCATCGTCACGCTCGGCATAGTGTCGGCGCTGTCAATCACACGGCCAACGGCCCGCAGGACGTCACCGTCGCTGTAGCGTTCAAGTTGGAGCATCATCGCGCCAATAAATTCATCGCCATTCTGGCCACTCAGCTTCCAGGCGTCATTTGGATAAGAGCCTCTTAATATCTTCAAAACTTGATTGGCTGTGTTGCTCGTCATATTCTTTGCACATCCTTTCTCTCCGCGCGTCATCTTCCCGCAGCCGTTCGTCACGGGTCTTATACCGTGGGCGGTTATTATCCCTACGTTCCCAGGTACGTACAGCTGCCTTCCAGTCCTTCATGGGGTTCTTACCAACTTTCCAACCATTGCTTTCGTAGAAGTCGATAAAGCTTTCCGGGTCTACGCTGTTCTGTCGTTCCATGCAGTACGCCCGAACGTCATCCAAAGTAGGCTTTACAAACCGTTTGGTTTTCGTAGGGGGTGGGGCGGGCTTGTCCGCCCCTTCTCTTTTATTATCTATAACTTTGTTATCTATCTTTGTTATATTGGGTGAAATTTTCTTCATGGGGGGGATGAAATTTTCTTCGCCCCCCGGGGTGAAATTTTCTTCATGGGGGGTGAAATAACTTTGTTTCTCATCGTCCATAGATGTTTCAAAAAGGGTACGTTTGAATGATTCAGTAACCCGAATCACTCGCTTGATGATTTGCCCTGTATCCGGGTCATTAATAGTATTAACATCAACAATTCCTCTTTCACTCAGTCCCATGATGATTTGTTGGACTCGCCGTTTAGACACGCCCATAAAATCAGCCAACACTTTATTGCTCATGAAAAATACAGTAAAGCTGTCAATTTCTGCTATTAAGCATTTCTCTTGCAGGGTTAGTTCTTTTGATTCCCATAGTGCGGCAGGAATCCAGATTCCTTTAAACTTCCTTTCCATTTCTTCTTATCTCCCTAAATCTTTCTCTCATCGCTTTTGCATCGGGACCGTGCGCCCGTTCGTGGCAGTCCCTACACAATACGATGAGGTTATCTAAATCGCTCGTCCCGCAGTGGGAACGGAACACGATATGATGGATTTCCGCAGCCGGTGCGCCGCAGCTCTCACATAAGCCGCCCGCCCGTTCATAGGCCGGAAGGCGGTTCTTTCGGTATAGCGCGTCGTCGCGGCGTTTCCGTTTATTCATCGCCAGCCCTCCTTCTTCATGTCCAGCAAGTGCCGGTAGGCAACCCGCATTTCCGGGACGGTCATCCACCCGAAATGACATTCTTCTACGGGAATTCCTAGCCGCCTGGCCAGTTCGGTGTAAGCCCGTACCCGTTTGCGGTGGGCGTGTCGCCGTCCTTGCCAGAACGAGTCGAATAAATCATGACAGTACATCCTGGCCCGTCGCATTTTCCGGCTTGCCAGAATCCCTAACGCTCTATGCGAGTGAGGATGTAGTCCGACGTACGCTCCGCATCGCTGACACATATACACCTTTCCAGGGTGAAGACTGGCATATTCTGGGGAGTATACCCGGCTATTGTCGACGAGTCGGACAGGACCGCCGCACATATTACATTTACGAGGGTATAAGTCAATCATCTCGTTTGGGCCTCCAATCATCTATGAGCGCCTGGACCCACTCGCGGTCCTCGACGTTCGCGCCGATCTGGCTGGCTTCATTTACCAGGCAGTCAATCAATCGGCTCATATCGTGCGTGTCATACACGCTGGACCCGGCGTATAAGTGCAGGACGGTACAGCCCTTCACTTTACTTACTCCGGTATCAATAGCAATCCATCCAATACCGTTGTGTCGCCAGTCCCGGCACACGCTGGCCGCCAACTTCTGCTGGACGCATATCGGCGTAAAGCCTTGGGAGTCTTGGATGGCTCCTCTATACACTTCCTCTTTGCTGACGTATTGGCCGTCGCTGGATAGCTTTTCGGCTATCCGTTGGCACAATACCCAGCAGTAGGAGTTAGCGTTCAATGAGCGTTTTTCTGAATGGCGCTTAATCTCAATGGAGTAATCGCCATCCACTTTGATGTTATTCAAATCTTCGGTGAGCGGTGCGGGAATCAGCAGCATATAGCCGCTGTTCCCTTTGAGCACTTGAACACCTTTTGAATGGAATTTCATGCTATACGCCTTCCATCAGTGCGGCGTCGTCTTTGGCTTTCGCCGCATTGACCAACTTGCCGATATTTTCGTAGAAGGCTTTGGCCTCTGCAAGAGACAATTCTTTGAAATGCCCCTTGTTGAATTTTTCTTTGAGCAACGGCCCGATGAACATGACCGCCTCGTTTGCTCTAGCCCAGTCAATGACGAGCTGGTAATAGTCGTCAACAGATGTAGGCTTTTTTTGCGCTTGAGACGAGCTAGACGCGGTTTTTTCGGCCTGTCGTCCTGCTTTGGTGTAATTACCCTTGGGACTATCATTACGCGCGTTAGAACGGCTCTGATACGTATTATTCCATGTATCGGCGTCCTTGTTATCGTCGATACAGAACAGGCCGTTCAAGGCGTACTTGCGGGCGTAGCTGGATGCGCTGCCCGTCACCTGGCTGTCATCCATGCCCTTGCGGGCCAGCGCCTCGCGGGCATAAGCACTTGTCTTGATTTCGTCGCCGTTGTCGGCGTCGATCAACCTGGCTTCCGCCCTAACATAGAACCTGTCTCCCTGTTCAGATACCGCGTCAGTAAGTACCAACACCAGCCCATGTTTATTTAATAAGGGCTTTACCGCTTCCAGAATGTCTTCACATGAGCGGTAGTTATACCCGCCAAACTTGTTGTACTGGCCTTTCGGCGCTTTTAATTCCGACTGCACGGCCATTAATTTTTTATAAATATTGGTTTTTTCTTCCATGGTTCATACCTCACTTGATCTGAATGTTTACCCGCTCTTCGAGTTCAGCACCCGGAACGTCTTCCCCGCATTTCAAGGCCTTCCCGATGGCCGTCTTGTCGACTTTCGGCGGCTGTGCAATCAAGAAGGCTTCCGGCAACTTCTTTTCGTCCGTAATCGTGACGGCCTTGCTCTTCCGCCAGCCAATGGAGAATTCCGTTTCCTTGACCTTTTCACCGTCGAGGACGTTGGCAAGGTAGCTTTCCAGCTGTGCGGCCTTGTTTTCTGCCGCCTTCTGTCGCTTGTAGAAGGCTTCCTTTTCTTCCTTGAGTGCCTTCGCGTCGGCTTTCAGATTCTTGACCCACAATGCGATGTTGCGGATTTTTTCGCTACGTTCCATTTTCAGCAGGGAAAGTTTTTCCAGGTCAATGACTTCCCCGGTTTCCATGTTGACTGTCGTATTTGGTTCGACTTCTACGCAATTCAGAATAGATTGATTGATTTTATATAAGCTTGCCATGGTTATGCTCCTTTCTTCGTGTCGTTGAACCAACGACTCCGGTCAAATAGCACGGCGTCTTTGCCGTCCTGTAACACTTCTGTCAAATCATCAATGAAGCCGGATAAATCAACTTCATTGATTTGTTTCAAGTTCCCGATATGGGTATCAAGGAACTTGAGGTCGTCGGACATTTCGTCCGTCAGTTCCGGGAAACAACAGTTTCCTTCAAACGTTTCCGCGGCTGAAATAAGCGCGTCGGCTTCATAGACAATGTCGTCGTTGTCGGAAAACCGTTCTTTTAATAGCGTCCCAATCTTCATACAGGTATCCGCCAGTTCATGGGATACACTGCGCGACAAGGGGCTGAGCAATTCGTAATGTGTTTCAAACGGCCAAGGTTTACAGCCCCAATCTTCTATATTTCTCGCTCTCATTGACACCCTCAACTTTCTGCCTTATAATTAAGGCAATAAACTAAATATCCAAGCATCTAGCCTCTGTAGCTCTCTCGTAACCGTCGGGAGAGCTACTTTGCTATTACAATCTTTTGACCTACCTTGAGGTCAGCGTCGGAAGCAATCCCGTTCAACTTTTGCAGGTCGTATACAACCTCTCTTACGTCCTGCTCATCGCTAGCCAGTTCGGCAGCTATGTCCCAAAGGGTTTCCCCTTCTTCGACATAATGGATTTTTTGAATTTCACTGGCTTTCTGTTCGTATGCCAGCTTCGCGCCTGCGTACCAGCAAATGCCACAAGCCGTGGCAAGGGCCAGTGTGAAGGCAACGGCACTGGCAATCCGCTTGAAGAGCTTGCGATTGCGCCGTTTTCCTTCCGGCATGTGATCGCGTATTTCAATGGCCTTCATAATTTCACCGCCTCTCTCAAAAACTCATAAATTCGACTCAACTTTTCTTTCAAGGCTCTGTTCTCTTCGGACAGGGCCTTATTTTCGTCTTCAAGCTTTTCCCATTCCAGCGGCCCGTGCGCTGGCTCTTCGTATTCACAAAGGGCCAGCACGTCCGCCGCCCGGTAGAACGTGCCAGGAAGGCTGTACAGGCGATGTAAGCGCCCGTCGTTCTCCATGCGGCAGATGGTCTGCCGGGAGCATTTAAAAAGCTCTTGCAGTTCTTCGGAGCTGAAACACATCTTCATGGCTATCAGCTCCTTAGTGGCCCGCTTCCTGGTCGTCACGTTCAATCATGGGAAGAATGTCGTGACTCTTGAGGAATTCATACAGGAACAAGCGCCCTTTCTGCGTCCATTCCGTCTGCATGTTGCAATCCGGTTTGCCATCTGTATGGACAAAATCGAATGTTTTGCTATGCGTGTAGCCTTTAGCCTGGTACTTCGCATACAGGAACCACTGTTTCCCGATTTTGTAAATGACATGCAGTTCATGAAGCAGTTTGTTGAACCCCGTGGCACTCATGCCGTAATCTTTAGCAATGGCCGTTGTTGTGACGGTTCCCTTGCTTGATAAGATGCGGTCTGTATAATCGGCTTTCGGTTTTAATTCTCCAATTACCTGTTTTGCACTGGCCGCTTCCAGTTCGGCGTGTTTTCTTGCTTCTTGTTCGGCTTTCAGTTCCGTTGCCAGTTTGATAAGCGTGTCTGGATTCAACAGGGCTTCTTCTATCTTTTCCGGGGTCATGTATGCACCATGTTTACGGATTGCCGGGAGAACCTCATCAGCCAGAACAGCTTGGAACTTCTGCGCCGCTTCGTTGCTGGCTTTGAATCCTAGCCGGTACACCATGTTTTCCGGGAGAAAATCATCTTTCGCAACATCTTGCGAAAAACCAAATTCTTTTAAATAGCGGTTTACCGTTCTCCATCTGACGTATTCAACTCTGCCTTTACTTTCAACAAATCCAAATCCTCGTGCCACATCTTCAGCATTCAGATAGGCCGTCCCCGTTTCCTTGTCCAGGTATCCGTGGACGTTGTTGATATTTAGAATTTCATTCATGGTTATCTCCTTTCTGGTATAATCTCCTTATAAGGAGGCATGTGTT